TATCGCCCTTATACGCCAACTTTGACCTCTGGTGGAACTGCCCCGAGTCTTGGCAACGGAACAATCGTCGGTGGTGTTTGCACCAGTGGTGCGACCACCACAATCACCGGCATCCTCACCATCGGCTCTACGACATCGTTGGGCACCGGTGGACTGAAAATTTCCCTTCCGCAGCAACGGCAGAGCGGTGATGTTGTAGTTGGTGGTATTGTCTATGCCAGCATTGGTGGCGTGGTGTATCAGGGGTTCATGCAAATTGCAGGTGGTGTTTCTGTGGCCGACATGTTGCGTGATGTGACTGGCTCAATCACCTTTAACAGTCCTGCCGTATTCGCTGCGGGTGATTTCATTCGCTGGTCGTTAACCTATCCGACTTGAGAAGAACACATGATCACTCCCTCATACGGCGCAACAGCAACTGAACGGGTATTGCCGAAGTTGTTTCTTGATTTCACTACCGGCACTCTTGACTCACGAGTGACTTTTTCTCGTGCGTTGAACACCGCCACTCGAATTAACAGCAGTGGATTGATGGAACTCGTAAATGCCAACATTGCACGATTCGATTACGATCCTGTGACGCTGGCACCAAAAGGTTTGTTGGTTGAAGAAACACGAGTCAATTCTGTTTTGCAAGGTGGATTTGCTGGTGCTGTTGCGGGAACGCCGGGGACATTTCCAACCAGTTGGACTTCTCCACTAGCAGGTGGGTCCATTAGTGCTGTAACCACCGACAGTCTTGGTGGCAACATTCTGACATTTAGTGCAACATCCGCACGTCAGATCATGCAGCAGGTAGTTAGTGTCGCAGCAAATACATCGTACTGTTTGTCGCTGTACATTCATTCAAATTCCGGGTTGCCGCTTGACGATATTTTGTTTGCCGTATCGCCCCCTGCCGGAGCAACAACTGGATACTATGTTGGCGATACCGCTGTTCTTGGCAGTTATGTTCCCACCGCAGGTCAGAGGGTTCATATTTTGGCAGTAATTGGCGCAACCGCTGGTTCAATTACGTGGAGAATTGCAGCAGGCGCTTCGAGAAGCGTCACCGGGTCCGTGTCATTTTCAAAGCCTCAATTTGAGGCTGGTGCGTTTCCAACCAGTTACATTCCGACGACAACGGGTTCTGTTACCCGAAACTCAGATGTGGCTTATCTGACTGGTGCCAACTTGACCAGTTGGTTTAACGCAACCGAAGGTGCTCTGGCGGTTACTGCCACAACTTCTGAAGTTCCGTCAACAGACGCATCTGTTCGATATGCTGCCGCTTTATACGACACATTGGGTTTTGCGAATGCCCTCCGACTTGAGCGTTTATCGGGGTCGTATCGCGCCGTGAAGACAGTCAGCGGGTCATCGGCGGTGCAGACAAACACTTGGGCGTACAACACAAGAGGTAGTGCGGTTTGTGCTTACAAACTCAACAACTCTGCATCATCGTTCAATGCAGCATCTGCCGCAGCATTGAGTGGCGGCGTCCCTAGCGGTATTGCGTTTTTGGGCATTGGTGGCAACAGCGGTGGTAGCAACATGTGGTGCGGACATATTCAAAATCTGAGATATTGGCCCCAGCGACTCACCGATGCGGAAGTTCAGGCGTTTTCAAAATAACCCATCTTGACAAGCGCCTTCTTAGCGCATAATCTAAGAACTGTACCGGCCCAGTAGACCGGGGTTCCAATGGAACATAAAATGACTAAAGAAGTCCAAGCCTTAGCGGAAGTAGACTCCGCGCCTGCACCAGAAGTGACGGCCACTCCTGAGAATGCTGAAAACGCGCCGGAAGTCGTCGAGAGTCAAAACGAACAAGTCGAGGAGAGGAAATACTCCCAGGCTGAAATCGATGCGATGATCGGCAAGCGTCTCGCAAGAGAGCAACGTAAGTGGGAACGAGAACAGCAACAACGAGCTGCCGAAACGCAGATCGTCAAAGCTCCTTCGGCAACTTCTGCTGAACAGTTTGAGTCTCCTGAAGCCTATGCGGAAGCACTGGCGTATCAGAAAGCCGAAGAACTGCTCGCCAAGCGTGAAGCAGCCAAGCAGCAGTCGCAGGTCCTCGAGAGCTATCAAGAACGTGAAGAAGCAGCGCGGGACAAGTATGACGACTTCGAGCAAGTCGCCTACAACCCCAAGCTCCCAATCACCAACGTGATGGCCGAAACGATCCAGTCTTCGGACATTGGTCCTGAGTTAGCTTACTACCTCGGCTCCAACCCCAAAGATGCGGAACGTATCTCGCGCATGTCGCCCCTCAGCCAGGCGAAAGAAATCGGGAAGATCGAAGCCAAACTGGCCGCTGAACCTCCCGTAAAACGAACCACGTCAGCGCCTGCGCCGATTTCACCTGTCTCCGCACGCTCCACTGGAGCGCCAGCACTTGACACTACGGACCCACGTTCTATCAAGAACATGACGACCTCGCAGTGGATTGAAGCCGAACGTGCGCGACAGATGAAGAAAATGCAAGCAATGGCAAACCGCTAATTTTTTGAAAGGACTTTGAAATGTCTAACAGCATTCTGACGATCGACATGATCACCCGCAAGTCTCTCGAAATTCTCGAGAACAACCTTGTTTTGACCCGCAACGTGAACCGCCAGTACGACGACAGCTTCGCTGTTGAAGGTGCCAAGATCGGTTCTACCCTGCGTATCCGTTTGCCCGACCGCGCTCTGGTGACTGACGGTGCCGCCCTGCAAGTCCAGGACGACAACGAACAGTACACCACCCTGACTGTGAACAACCAAAAGCACATCGGCGTCAACTTCACATCTGCTGAATTGACCATGCAATTGGACGACTTCGCAGAGCGTGTCTTGAAGCCTCGTATTAGCCAGTTGGCCTCCAGCATTGACGCTGACGTTGCCAACGCATACAAGACCATCGGTAACTCCGTCGGCACTCCTGGCACCACTCCTTCGACTTCTTTGGTGCTGTTGCAAGCCCAGCAGAAGCTGAACGAAAACGCTGCCGTGATGTCCCCACGTTACGCCACCGTGAACCCTGCTGCCAACGCCGGTCTGGTCGAAGGCATGAAAGGTCTGTTCAACCCCACCGACACCATCAGCAAGCAGTTCAAGAACGGCATGATGGGCACTGGCGTGCTGGGCTTTGACGAGATCAACATGTCTCAGTCGATCAAGCAGTTCACCACCGGTTCGCGCACTGCCACTGGCGGTACCTTGTCGGCTGCTGTGACCTCCGAAGGCGCTACCACCATCGCTATCACCGGCGCTGGCACTTCGACCACCGTTAAGGCTGGCGACGTGTTCACCGTTGCTGACTGCTACGCTGTGAACCCACAGACCCGTGAATCCACTGGTTCGTTGTTCCAATTCGTGGCTTTGGCTGACGTGGCTCTGTCGTCTGGCGGCGCTGGCAACATTACCGTTGCTCCGATCTACTCGGCTGGCAACGCTTTGGCTACCGTGGACTCCCTGCCTGCCTCCGGCAAAGCAGTCGTGTTCGTGGGTGCAGCATCTACTCAGTACGCCCAGAACTTGGTGTACCACAAAGATGCCATCACCTTCGCAACCGCTGACTTGCTGTTGCCACAAGGCGTGGACATGGCTGCCCGTGCCGTTCACAACGGTATCAGCCTGCGCGTTGTTCGTCAGTACGACATCAACAACGACCGTCTGCCTTGCCGTATTGACGTTCTGTACGGTTACAGCACGATCCGTCCTCAAATGGGCGTTCGCCTCTGGGGCTAATCTGAAACGGGGACTTCGGTCCCCTTTCTCACATCTCAATTTTGAAAGGAAATTATCATGGCTCTCCCTAATGGTGCAGGTGGTTATCAGGTCGGCGACGGTAACGTCGGTGAAGCTCAACTGTTCGTGCAAGGTGCTCCTACGGCGTTGTCTGCTGGCGCTACTGCCACCGCAGCTCAACTGGCTTCGGGCATGTTTGTGTTCAACGGCACTGCTGGCAATTTGACATTGCCCACAGTTGCTGATTTGGAAGCTGGTATCAGCAGCGCCCAAAAAGTAAACGCAGCTTTTGACTTCATCGTCATCAACGCTGACGCTACGACCGACGATGTGACTTTGGTTGTCGGCACTGGCTGGACAATCGTTGGCAACGCTGTTGTGACCGAAGCTACTTCGGCCCAGTTCCGCGCCCGTAAAACCGGCGACGGTGCTTGGACTGCATACCGTATTGCCTAAATCTGAAGGCCCCTTCGGGGGCCTTTTTTAAGGAACAATCATGGCAAATACAAAAGCAGTTGGCGTTGCGTACGCCGATCCGTCTGTTGACAACATCCAGTACAAGCTGTACACAGTGGCTACTTTGCCCGCTGCCTCTACCGCTATTGCTGGCACCCGTGCTGCCGTTAGCGACTCGAATGCTGCTTATACCGCTGGTATTGGCGCAACCGTGGCCGCTGGTGGTTCCAATGTCGTTCCAGTCTTCTGTAACGGCTCCAACTGGCTCATCGGCTAAGTTCAAAGGCCCCTTCGGGGGCCTTTTTAAACTATGGTTATTTACCTGACACACCCCCTTCACGGCGCAAAAGTGGCAACGATGGACATCGAGGCCGAAGCTGATGAAAAAAATGGCTGGACACGCTACAATCCAGACACGCCTTCGGCTCCCGAAGAAGCGGCCAACACACTCGTTGTGAAGCGCAAATACACGCGCAAAGTTGAAGCTGAATCTGAAGGAGTCTAAGCATGACGTCTGCCATCTACGCCATTGTCAACAGTGTCACCCGTGACATGTATGTTGGCTCTGCCGTGGCTGTTAACCGCAGATGGTCAGCGCATCAATGCAACCTCCGCAAAGGCACTCATCATTGCAAGCATTTGCAAAACGCTCATGCCAAATACGGAGAACAGGCGTTTGATTGGGAAATCATCCAATTTGTTGATGACAAGTCAAAATTGATTGAACGTGAACAGTTTTGGATTGATTTTTTCAAGCCGTCTTACAACAAACGCAAGATTGCCGATTCATGCTTGGGTGTCAAACGGTCGCTTGAGTCAAGATTGAAAATGTCTGCTTCCCAAACTGGGAAAAAGCAATCAGAAGAAACCAAGGCCAAGCGATCTGCCGCGCTAAAAGGACGGTCACGGCCTTTGGCAGTCAGAGAAAAAATCAGCGCGTCTCATTTAGGAATTGTTCCCAATGACGCAACTCGTGCCAAAATGTCGGAATCGGCCAAACGGAGAAAACGCAAATGACCACCTACACTGCGGGGGATCAGATAAATCGGGCGTTTCGTCTATTGGGTGTGCTTGCTGAAGGGGAAACGCCTTCCGCATCGATGTCTCAAGATGCGCTAATGGCGCTAAACCAGCTAATAGAAAGTTGGAACATCGAGCGTCTGTCAGTCTTTTGCACCCAAGATCAAGTCTTCACATGGCCGTCTGGCCTGATCAGCCGCACCTTGGGTCCGTCTGGTGACTTCGTGGGCCTGCGCCCCGTCCTGTTTGATGAGGCCACATACTTCAGAGCGCCCAACGGCGTGTCGTACGGCATCAAGTTCATCAACCAGCAGCAGTACGACGGTATCGCGGTCAAGACCGTGACTTCCACGTACCCGCAGGTGATCTTCGTCAACATGACGTATCCCAACGCCGAGATGTTCCTGTACCCACGTCCTACACAGGACTTGGAGTGGCACTTTGTGTCGGTGCAAGAACTCGACAACCCTGCCACTTTGGCAACACCTTTGTATTTCCCGCCAGGCTACCTACGTGCTTTCACGTACAACCTGGCGATGGAGATCGCCCCTGAGTTTGGCGTGGAGCCAAGCCCACAAGTGCAGCGCATCGCCATGACCAGCAAACGTGATCTCAAGCGGATCAACAACCCTGATGATGTGATGGCAATGCCATACGCTCTGGTCGCCAACCGCCAGCGCTTCAACATCTACGCTGGTAACTACTGATGAAGTCCCCGATCCTCGGCTCCAGCTACGTGGCCCGCAGCGTCAACGCTGCGGACGCTAGGATGGTCAACTTGTTTCCCGAGATCGTGCCGGAAGCTGGCAAAGAGCCTGCGTTCCTGAACCGCGCCCCCGGTCTGCAATTGCTTAACTCGATTGGCTTTGGTCCGATCCGTGGCCTGTGGGCGTTCTCGTCCCAAGATGGCACTGGCTTTGTGGTGTCGGGCACCCAGCTCTACAAGATCGACAACTCGTACGCTCCCACGTTGATCGGCAACGTCAGCGGCACTGGCCCAGTCAGCATGGCCGACAACGGTACCCAGCTGTTCATTGCCTGCAATGGCCCCAGCTACATTTACAACAACAGCACAGGCGGGTTCGGTCAGATCACTGACCCCGACTTCCCCGGTGCTGTGACTGTGTGCTATTTGGACGGTTACTTCGTGTTCAATCAGCCAAACAGCCAGTTGATGTGGGTCACCCAGTTGCTGGATGGCACATCCATTGACCCATTGGACTTTGCCAGCACCGAAGGCTCCCCTGACGGTCTGGTGGCCGTGGCGTCCAACTTCCGCGAAGTCTGGGCCTTCGGCACCAACTCAATCGAGGTTTGGTACGACAGTGGTGCCACCGACTTCCCGCTTCAGCGCATCCAGGGTGCGTTTAACGAGTTGGGCCTTGCAGCCCCATACTCGGTGGCCAAGATGGACAACGGTCTGTTTTGGCTGGGTCGTGATCGCCGTGGTCAGGGCATGGTCTACCGTGCCAACGGCTACACTGGCCAGCGCATCTCGACCCATGCTGTCGAGTGGCAGATCCAGCAGTATGCCGACCTTTCCGATGCCGTGGCCTACACGTACCAGCAGGACGGTCACAGCTTTTACGTCCTGATCTTCCCATCGGCCAACACCACATGGGTGTACGATGCGGCGACTCAGGCTTGGCATGAGCGTGCAGGCTTTGTAAATGGTGCATTTACTCGCCACCGCAGCAACTGCCAGATGGCGTTCAACAACAAAATTGTTGTGGGCGACTTTGAAAACGGCAACATCTACGCCTTTGATCTGGAAGACTACTCGGACAACGGTGGCGTCCAGAAGTGGTTGCGCACATGGCGGGCTCTGCCTACCGGCCAAAACAATCTGACCCGTACATCACAGCACAGCCTTCAGCTCGACATCGAGTCGGGCACCGGCTTGGTGACGGGTCAAGGTAGCGACCCCGAGGTCATGCTGCGCTGGTCCGACGATGGTGGCCACACATGGTCCAATGAGCACTGGGCCAAGATGGGCAAGATCGGCGAATACTACCGCCGTGTGTTTTGGCGTCGCATGGGCATGACCCTGAAGCTGCGTGACCGTGTGTACGAGGTGTCGGGCACCGACCCCGTGAAGATCGCCATTATGGGTGCTGAACTGCGACTGAGTGGCACCAATGCCTAGTCCTAACGCAACACCCACGCCCATCACGCCCCCACGGGTGCCGCTGATCGACCCTCGCACAAATCTAATTGACAGGGCGTGGTACTTGTTCTTTTTGTCGCTGAACCAAGCGGCTCAGGTTGTTGACAACGGGGTCGATCTCGGACCCAGCACCGAGTCGCTGATTGCGTCCTACGACGCCGCGCTTCAGACGCTGGCTCAGGAAGTAGGTACTCAGCCGGTACCCGTGGATCAGAGCGCCGAGTTGCAAAAGCAGATCGAAGGGTTGCAGATGCAACCTCAGCCTCAGCTGGGCACACTTTCAGCAGTCAACATTGACTGGGTGCCCTATTTGGGCTTTGATACCGCGCCGCCTTGGGTTGGTACGACCGCTGGTCAATTTTGGTTTGACTCGTCCACAGGGTCGTTCAACGCCAAAATGGGTAATAACAACATCACCCAGCAAGTGGGTGAGGAAATGTTTGTCTACGGCAAAGCCTCTGCCACGATCACAGACAGCCCGTTGCAGATCATCCGCAAAACGGGCACCGTGGGCGCATCAGGTGTCATTACCTTTGGTCCTACGGTTGCAGGGCTGACTGATTCTGATGTAATCATCGGCGTTGCCACCGAATCGATTGCCACCAACGGGTTTGGTCGGGTCACAGCTTTCGGTGTGATTCACGGCATCACAACCAACGGCGCGGCCTACGGCGAAGTCTGGGCCGACAACGATGATATTTGGTACAACCCGGTCACGGGCAACCCAACCAAAACCAAACCCAGCGCCCCAGGCATCAAAGTGCGTGTTGGCACCGTGATCAATGCAGGCTCTGGCGGTTCTGGCTCGTTTCAAGTCTTGCTTCAACCTGGCTCTACGCTGGGCGGTACCGACTCAAACGTGCAGTTCGGCACCTTGGCGACCAATGATCTGATCCAGTACAACGGCACTTATTGGACCAACGTCACCCCAGCATCCGTGATCGCTGGCGCAGGCGG